CTGGCGGGCCACCCCGTCCTCGGGGTCGCTCCAGACGAACCAGGCATGCGCGTGCTCGGCGGCCCAGGCGCGGAACCGCCGGTAATCCTCATCGCCGGCGAGATGCGCGGTGAGGCGGCGCGCTGTCAGCACCGTGGTGTAGCGCTTCTGGACCGTGGCGGTCTCGACCTTCAAGGCCGAGACCTACCGGTTCCTGCGGCTGGAACGGCCGACCGAGGAAGAGCGTGAGGCGGGCGAACAGTATCCACCCGGCAGTGTGCACCTGCCCGACTGGGTCGAGGACGAATGGCTCAAGCAGTTCGTGGCCGAGCAGCTGGTGACGGTGAGGACCCGGCGCGGCTTCGCGCGGCTCGAATGGCAGTAGATGCGCGAGCGGAACGAGGCGCTCGATTGCCGGGTCTACGCCCGGGCCGCCGCCTGGATCGCCGGCGCCGACAGATATTCGGAGCGCCGCTGGCGGCGGCTGGAGACGGCGCTCGGCATCGGCGAGTCGTCCGGCCGCGACGGCAATCAGGGACCGGCGGATCGCAAGACCTCACATCGGCGCGTGACCCGCAGCAAGTGGATGGGATGAGACATGGCGGATATGGCGTACAGCGAAGATCAGGTGCGGGCGCTCCGCGAGGCGCTGGCCTCGGGCGTGCTCACCGTCTCCTACGACGGCAAGAGCGTGACCTACCGCTCGATCGGCGAGATCAAGACGGCGCTGACCGAGATCGAGAACGCCCGGGCCCGCGAGGCCGGCCGGCCCGTGCGCCAGGTCCGCGTCACCGGCAACAAGGGATTCTAAGCATGGGTTGGGTCTCTCGCATGATGGCGTCGTGGCACGCACGCTTCGGGGTCGCCGGATACTCCCGCCGGCCGGTGCACGAGGCCGCGGGCTCGGGCCGGCGCGCGCGGGCCTGGCAGCCGGGCAACCCCGGCGCGATCGCCGCGCTCCACGCCACCGGCCACGATCTTCGGATCAAGTCGCGCGATCTGGTGCGCCGCAACGCCTGGGCCGGCAGTGCCGTGGACGCCTTCGTCACCAACTGCGTCGGCACCGGCATCAAGCCGCAGTCGATCGCCACCGATGCCGCCTTCCGCGAGGCGGTGCACGCGCTGTGGTGGGACTGGTGCGCCGATGCCGACGCCGACAGCGTCACCGACTTCTACGGCCTGCAGGCGCTCGCCTGCCGGGCCATGCTGGAGGGGGCGAGTGCTTCGTCCGGCTGCGGTCCCGCCGGCCCGAGGACGGCATCAAAGTGCCGCTGCAATTGCAGCTGCTCGAGGCCGAGCACGTGCCGCTGACCCATAACACCACGTTGGCAAACGGCAATGTGGTCCGCGCCGGGATCGAGTTCGACCGGCGGGGCCGAAGGGTCGCCTATCACCTGACCCGCGCCCATCCCGGCGATCCGGCGATGCACCCGCGCGACCACGTCCTGGCGCGGGTGCCGGCCGACCGCATCATCCACCTCTACCGGCCGTTGCGGCCCGGCCAGATCCGCGGCGAGCCCTGGCTCGCCCGGGCCCTGGTCCGGCTCGACGAGCTCGACCAGTTCGACGATGCGGCGCTGGTCAAGGCCAAGGTCGCGGCGCTGTTCACCGGGTTCGTCGTCTCGCCCGACCCCGAGGATGCAGTCATCGGCGACGGCGAGGCGGACGAGGACGGCGCGATCCTGGCCAGCCTCGAGCCCGGCACCATGCAGCGGCTGGGCCCCGGGGAGGACGTGCGCTTTGCCGAGCCAGCCGACGCCGGCGCCGGCTACGACGCCTTCTTCCGCAATCAACTGCGCGCCGTCGCCACCGCCGCCGGCGTCACCTACGAGCAGCTGAGCGGCGATCTCACGCAGGTCAACTATTCCTCGATCCGGGCCGGGCTGCTCGAGTTCCGCCGCCGCTGCGAGACGATCCAGCATGCGGTGGTGGTCCACCAGCTGTGCCGGCCGGTGTGGCGCGAGTGGATGAGTTCGGCGGTGCTCGCGGGAGCGCTGGCGGCGCCGGGATTCGCGCGCGATCCCGCATCTCATCTGGTCGCCAAGTGGATACCCCAGGGCTGGCAGTGGGTCGATCCCGAGAAGGAGTTCAAGGCGGTGGTGCTGGCCATCCGGGCCGGCCTCATGAGTCGCTCCGAGGCCATCTCGGCCTTCGGTTACGACGCCGAGGAGATCGACCGCGAGATCGCCGCCGACAACGCCCGCGCCGATGCCCTCGGCCTGGTGCTCGACAGCGATCCCCGCAAGGTCGCGCGCACCGGCGCCGCCCAGCCCGATGGCGAGTCCGACGGCGGGCCGGATCGAGACGATGACGACGAAGCAATAGAGGCGTCCATGGAGACCGACAGGAGAAGCGCATGACCATGCTGCCGCACGTCGCGAGCCGGGTGCTGGATACGCCGCTCGTCATCGGCCAGGCCAGGCTCGAGGCGATCCTCGCCGTCATCGGCCCGCGCATCGGCGTCGCGGCGCCCGCGCCCGCTCTCCCGGTGATGCAGGATCGTCAAGGGTTGCCGGCGCCCGCCGTCGCGAACGGCGCCGAGCGCCGCCGCGGCGCGAATCTCGTGACACCCGAGGGGATCGCCGTCATTCCGGTGTTCGGGACGCTGGTCAAACGGGCCGGCGCCATCGAGGCGGCCTCGGGCCTCACCTCCTACGGCCATCTCGAGGAGCGGATCATGGACGCCGCCACCGATCCGGCGGTGCGCGCCATCTTGCTCGACGTCGACAGCCCGGGCGGCGAGGCCGCCGGCGTGTTCGATCTTTCCGACCTCGTCTACGAGGCGCGGGGTCTCAAGCCGGTCTGGGCGGTCGCCGACGAGGAGGCCTTCTCCGGTGCCTACGCCATCGCCAGCGCCGCCGAGCGCATCGTCGTACCGCGCACCGGGGGCCTTGGCTCGATCGGGGTCGTCGCCGTCCATGTCGACCGCTCGGCGCGGGACGCCATGGAGGGGTTCCGCACCACCACCGTCTTCGCCGGCGCCCGAAAGAACGACTTCAACCCGCACGAGACCCTGAAGGACGGCGCGCTCCGGACTCTGCAGGCCGAGGTCGACCGGGTGCATACGCTGTTCGTCGACACCGTGGCCCGCAACCGCGACCTGGCCGAGAACGACGTCCGCGCCACCGAAGCCGGCCTCTACTTCGGCGAGGACGCGGTCCGCGCCGGTCTCGCCGACGAGGTCGGCACCTTGCGCGACGCGCTCGCTTCGCTGGCCGCCACCCTGTCCCAGCCACGGACGCTTATCACTGCGCCGGCTTCGGCGGCACTGCCGAGGCCGGCTTCACACCAACCCACCAACCCACCAACCGAAAGGAACGCGTCATGAATGACGACAGTGACACCCTGAAGACCGAGGGCGCCGCGCCGCTCGAACCGGAGGCCGCCGATACGCCACCGGCGTCCACGCCTGCGGCGACGGCACCCGAGTCAACGAATACCGAGCCGGAGACCGCCGAGGTGGTCGATCTCGACGCGGCCCGAAGCGAAGCGCGCGGCGAGGCCGCGGCCGAGGCCGGGCTGATCGCCGAGCTTTGCACCCTCGCCGGCATGCCCGAGCGCACGGCCGAGATGCTCGCCAGGGGGCTCTCGTCGGACGCCGTTCGGCGCGAGCTGCTGACGTGCAAGGCGGGCGCCGACGCCGAGGTGCGAAGCCACGTGCTGCCCGGCGCCGGGACGGGCGCCGCTCGCAATCTCGACGACAACCCGGTGGTGCGGGCGGCAACCGCCCGGGCCGCCGCAGCCAAGGAGGTCTGATCCATGAACGCTCAAACGGAATCCACCTATCTCGGCGACGTCCTCAAGCATGAGGCGTCCAACCTCTACAGCCGCGAGGCCGTCACCGTGCTCGCCGGCAGCGGCGCGGCGCGCGTGCTCAAGGTCGGCACGGTGATCGCCCGGCGCACCCGCTCCGAGGTCACGGTCACCGCCGGTGCAGGCAACACCGGCGACGGTGAGGTTACGCTCGCCGACCCGGCGCTCGGCGCCTTGGCCGAGGCCGGCGCCTACCGGCTCACCTGCACCACCGCCGGCGCCGCCGGCACCTTCCAGGTCTTGAGCCCAAGGGGCTACCGGCTGCCGGACCTCACCGTCGATACGGCGTATGTGGGCGATCACATCAACCTCACCATCGCCGACAGCGCCTCCGACTTCGCGGCCGGCGATGAGTTCACCGTCGAGGTCGGAGGCGACGGCAAGGCGGTCGCCCTCGATCCGGCTGGCGTCGACGGCACGGCGCAAGCCATCGGCATCGCCGCGTTTGACGTGACGGCGCCGAATGGGTCCGACGTGGAAGTCACCGCCATCCTGCGCGATGCCGTTCTCGCCGAGCACGCGGTGATCTGGCCGACCGGCATCGCCGATGCCGCCAAGGCAACGGCCATCGCCGATCTCGAAGCCCGCGGCATCCTCGTCCGCAAGGCCGCCTGAGCCCCACTCCCGCTTTTGACCGTAACACCTGACTGAACGGGCCGGCTTTGCCGGCGCCGGAGGAGCACTTTCATGCCCATGAACAATCCCTTCGATACTCCCGCCTTCCACGTGACGGCGCTCACCGCCGCCATCAACATCCTGCCCAACAGCTATGGCCGGCTCGAGCGCATGATGCTGATGCCGCCCCGCCCGGTGCGCTTTCGCCAGATCGCCGTCGAGGAAAAGAACGGGGTCTTGAACCTGCTGCCGACCCTGCCCATCGGCTCGCCCGGCACCGTCGGCGAGCGGGGCAAGCGCAAGCTCAGGAGCTTCAACATCCCCCACATCCCCCACGACGACGTGGTGCTGCCCGAGGAGGTTCAGGGCATCCGCGCCTTTGGCTCGGAGAACGAGACACAGGCCCTGGCCGACGTCATGACCGATCATCTCCAGTCCATGCGCAACAAGCATGCGATCACGCTGGAGCACCTGCGCATGGGGGCGCTCAAGGGGGTGATCCTCGATGCCGACGGCTCGACCCTCTACGACCTCTTCGCCGAGTTCGAGATCGAGGCCAAGACCGTCGACTTCGCGCTCGACGATGAGGACACCGACGTCAAGGCCAAGTGCACCGAGGTGCTGCGCCACGTCGAGGACAATCTGCGCGGCGAGTTCATGACCCGGGTTCATGCGCTGGTCAGCCCGGAGTTCTTCGATGCGTTGACCGGTCACGCACGTGTCGAGAAGGCTTACGAACGCTGGATGGACGGTGCGGCGCTGAGGGATGACCTGCGGGCCGGCTTCACCTTCGGCGGCATTACCTTCGAGGAGTACCGCGGCCAGGCCACCAACGCCGACGGCGAGGTGCGCCGGTTCATCGCCGAGGACGAAGGCCACGCCTTCCCCCTCGGCACCGTCGAGACCTTCGCGACCTACTTCGCGCCGGCCGACTTCAACGAGACCGCCAATACCATGGGCCAGCAGCTCTACGCCAAGCAGGAGCCGCGCAAGTTCGAGCGCGGCACCGACCTGCACACCCAGTCCAACCCGCTGCCCATGTGCCACCGCCCGGGCGTGCTGGTGAAGCTCGCGGCCTGACGGCATGAACCCCTTCGCCACCGCGGTGGACGACTGTTTCCGCCATCTCGGCCGCGACGCGGTCTACACCCCGGAGGGCGGAGCGCCCGTCGCGGTCAAGGTCATCGCGAAGCGGCCGGACGAGATCGTCGGCTTCGACGAGACCCGCATTCATGCCGGAACCGCGATGTTCGACGTCCGGGTGTCGGAACTGGCCGAGCCCCGTTCCGGCGACCGGTTCAGTCTCGACGGCGAGGACTACGTCGTCCAGGGCGAGCCGGTGTGCGACGCCGAGCGGCTGGTCTGGACCCTCGAGGCCTACCCGGCGGGGGCCCGCCCGGCATGAAGCTCGCCGCCACCATGGTCGGATCGCTGAAAGCCGACATGGCCGCCGAGATGCGCCGCATCGAGCGCGCGGTGCCGGATGGCGTGAAGGCCGCCGGCGACGGTCTCAAGGGCAGCTTGCGCAAGCAGGTGGTGGGCGCTGGGCTCGGCGCCCGGCTCTCGCGCTCCTGGCGGGGTAAGACCTATCCCAACAAGGGCCATGACGCCGCGAGCGTGGTCTGGTCGAAGGCGCCCCAAATCATCCGGGCCTTCAACGAGGGCGCGGTGATCAAGGGCAAGGGCGGGCGCTGGCTCGCCATCCCGACCCCGGCGGCGCCGAAGCGCGGTGTTGGCGGCAAGCCCACCCTCGGCGTCGAGGGGCCGGGCGGGGTGCAGGCCCGCTTCGACTTCCAGGGTGCCAGGAACGAAGCGCAAGGCCAGATGCTCACGGTGACGCTCATCAACGACCTCGACGGGAGCGACTACGCATGATTTCACTCAAGCAGCAGACGGAATCTTACGAGCTCGATCTGCCCTACGGCGTCACTGTCACGGTGACGCCGCTCACCACCGCCGCCATGGCGGCCGCCCAGGCCGAGGCGAGGAAGCGCCTTGAAGGCCTGGAGGCGCAGGTTAAGGAGCGGAAGGAGGCAGGGCTTGCGCTCGACGGGCTGCCGGACCTCGCCGACGAGGGCGCCCGCGAGGGCCAGTACCAGGCGCTCTTGATCCACTGCCTCGCGGCTCGCCACATCACCGCCTGGACCGGCATCGAGGACGACCCGTCGGTGACCCGTGAGAACGTCGCCGCGCTCATGGACCTCTATCCCGTGGGCGAGCACTTTTTCAGGAGTTCACCCTGCGTCAGGTGCTGCTGACGGCAGCAAAAAACGCATCCGGGCCCTCTGCCGATGGCACCTCGGCGGCGGGCCCGGATACTGCGAGACTTGCGAAGCGGAAGGCCAGGCCTGCGCCCGTGGCGGGCTCGGCCTGAACGGCAAACCCTGTCCCTACCGCGAGCACGCCGCCGAGACGTTCGAGGAACACCAGGCCTGGGAGGTGCTCAACGCGTCTCTCGGCCAGCTCCGCTTCGCGCCCTCGGGCCACGTGCTGGGCATCGACATGACGGCGGCGCTTCGTATTGCCCGGGCGCGCGGCTTCGATGAGGGCACGGTCTCCGAGCTCCTGCAGGCGGCGGAAGCTGGGCTGATCGAAGCGATGAACCTCACAGATCCCGCAGCAGCTCGGGAAGATCCCGGGCGCCGTGGAGCACTCTGAGGATCAAGGGTGGTCGCCGGTCGGCATCGTAGACAACGACATAGGGAAAGCCGGTCAGGACCAGAAAGCGAACCGGTGGATCGGCTAGCGCCGATCTAATCACACCACTCTCCGGATGGTCTCCGAGACGTTGCGCTGCCCGGGCCACGCTGTCTCGAAGCGCCCGCGCCGCCGACGGGTTGTCGCGCGCGACCCAGCGCGCGGCTTCCAACAGGTCCCGTCGCGCGTGGGGGGAGAGAACGGCCGGGCTCAAGAGCCGGACTGGTCGATGATCTCGTCCATCTCCGCCAACACCGTGTCGACCGCGACCGCGCCCTCGCGGGCCGTTTCGTCGCGCACGGCATCGAGCATCGCGTTGAAGCTGCGCCGCCGCTCCTCGCTGTCCTGGAGCAGACGCAAAGCGGCGCGGACCACTTCGCTCACGTTGTTGAATTTGCCGCCCTCGACGCAGGTCCGCGCGAAGGCCTCCAGTTCCGGGGTGAGATGGACGTTGGTGGCCATGGATCCCTCTATGTCAATGCTTGACATAGCATGACAAACCTCGAGACGAAACGCAAGAACCAGGAGTGACTGCCGAAATGGCCAGAGCCAAGCACAGCTACGCGGTTCGTCTCGAGGTCGAGGGGGGCAACCGGGTCAAGGCCGAGCTTACCTCGGTGGGCGCGGGCGGCGAGCGCTCGATGCGCAGGATCGATCGCGCCTCGGACCGAGCCTCGCGCGGGCTCGGAACGCTGAGTGACCGGGCATCGGCGCTGCGTGGGCGCATGCGGCTTCTGAGCGGGGCGATCGCCGGCGTCGTCGGTGTTGCAGCCGTCGGCGGCCTGGCCGCGTTGGTCAAGCGCTCGGTCGATGCCGCGGACGCGATCGCCAAGACGGCGGACGCCATCGGGGTCTCCACCGACACCCTGCAGGAGCTGCGCTTTGCTGCCGATCTCGCCGGGGTCTCGACGGAGCAGCTGGATAGCGCCCTGGTCGCCTTCTCCAAGAGGGTCGGCGAGGCAAGACACGGCACCGGGACCCTGATCACCATCCTCAAGAAGATGGACCCGGCGCTGCTCGCGAACGTGCAGGCCGCGGACACCGTGGACGAGGCCTTCGAGCTTATCATGCGCCGGGCCGGGGAGATGGGCAGCACGCTCGATCGCAACGCGCTGCTCGCGGCCGCTTTCGGCCGCACGGCGGGACCGCTGATGGCCAACCTCATCAAGGAGGGCACCGATTCCATCGATACCCTGCGCGAGCGCGCCCGCGAGCTCGGCATCGTGATCGACGAGGGGCTGCTGCGTGATGCCGAGAGGGCCAAGGATCAGCTGACGATCCTCGCCACCGTGATCTCGGCCAACGTCAACAAGGCGGTGCTGGAGCACGCCGATGCCATCGCCGACCTCGCCGAGAAGTTCTCCGAGAGCCTTCCGACCCTGATCTCATGGGTCGAGAACTTCGGCAAGTGGATCGGCCTGATCGAGGAGACCCCGGAAGAACGGCTGGCCCAGATCGAGGAGCGGATCGCCGAGATCGATGAGACGTTGCAGAGCTGGTTCCGGCGCGCCCTCGAGTTCGACATCTTCGGCCGGGAGGGACCGCTGGCGAAGGAACGCCGCGCGCTTCTTGCCGAACTGGAGGCGATCCAGCGAGAACTGGAGGAGGCCACCAACAAACCAACGCTCACGCTGAAGCCCACGGGTACGTCGACCATTCCGGCCAAGCCCGGCGAGTCCGATCCCGACACGCCGGTCATGACGGCCGAGGACCGGGCGCGGCGCATTCTGCAAATCGAGAAAAGTCTCAATTAACAACTGTTCCAGCTACGCTATGAGGGAGCGGATCGCATCCGGGCCGAATACGACAAGCTGGACAAAGAGCTGGCGGAGTTCGAACGACGACTGGCCGAGCCTTTGCCTGTTGGGGGCACAGAGGCGGAAAACTTGAAGGCCGCCGAGGAACGGCAACGGCAACTCGATCGGATCGAGCGTCTACCGCCGGCGCATCGTCAGCTTCCGCACCGAACTCGAGGGGCTGATCCCCACCTACGGCGATCTCATCGCCGTCACCCACGACCTGCCGCGCTGGGGCCAGGGCGGCGAGGTCGTGGCGGTCGAGGACCGCAGGCTCACCCTGAGCGAGCCGCTCGAATGGGAGACGGCAGAAGAAAACGGCACGGCGCCGACCGGCGAACAGGAAGAGAATGCCGAGCCGCCGATCCACTATCTGGCCCTCCGTAAACGCGACGGGACGTTGAGCGGGCCATGGCCGGTGGTACCCGGCGCCGTTCCGCGCACCGTCGAGCTCGCCGAGGACCTGGAATTCGAGCCCTACACCGGGGCCGAGGAGGAGCGCACCCACTTCGCGTTTGGACCAGGCGAGGCCTGGGGCCTCAAGGCCCGGGTGCTGGCGGTGCGGCCCCGCGGCGAGCAGGTCGAGATCACCGCCGTCGGCGAGGATGTGCGCGTGCACCAGGCCGACCAGGCCGCCAGAGCTCTCAACCTGCGCGTCTGACTACTGGGCGCCGGCCACCCACTAGAGCACATTTGACGAACGTAGAATCGTTTTTAACCGATGTCTGATTCCCTGCCCTGGTGTTTTTAGCCAGGGAGGTTTTCATGGGCTGGGCGTACGGGATTGATCTTCGGCAGCGTGT